CATGTAGATTACATTAATCGCAACGTCCTTTACAGGATAACCTTCCTTCTCGAGGAAGTAAGCGTTGAGATTAAGCTGTTCAATCCACTCAGGCTTTGCTTCTTTACCATGAATGTATGTAGTTGTAGTCTTGTGGTCAGACAAAGTCTGTGTTTCTTTGTCGTACGCATCAAGCTTTGCAGCTACACGTCTCCATGTAGAATCATCACCACCATCTGGTTTGTCGAACCTAAGAATCTTACGTTCAACTATGTACCTAGGATTAGTATCAAGGCTAGCTTCAAGTTCTCTATGAATTGCATTGCCTCTGAATCTTGCCCACAGATCTACACTGTCTTCTACGATCTCATCTTTGTGTCTCTTGAATAACTGCACTTGCCGAGGACTTTGGATAAGTGTAGTTGCACTGTAGTCAGACGCACCTACAGGATCGTAGTCGTTGGGTTGAAGAGCATTCTGAAATATGTCAGGTATGCCTGAATAGTTTGTTAGCTGGTTTGCCATAAACTCCTCACAAAATAATAAAGGCTGTTAGCGTAAGTACTTATACACCAACAGCCTTTGTCATAATACTACCTCACCCAACTGGGAACAAGATTTTCACTGGGGATAGATGCAGCCTGTATCGACTGCGCCTGCTTGATCTGAGCAACTTGGGTTTCAGTCAGAGGCTCGTACGTAGGGGTCGCATACTCGTTGAGCTTTTCCAGCGTACCAAAATCCCAACGCTGTCCATTGCGCACGTACTTAATCTTAACAATATCCCCAGGATGCACTGCCTTTTGGAAGAACTGAAGTACAGAACAATCAGGTCGAGTGATTCCTTTTTCAATCACAGTTCCTGTTGTATTTTCAAACACAACTTTTTCGTAAGGAGCGTCAGGTTCTCCTTGGAAACCTTTGCGTTTACCACGCAGCACCCAAGCATTGTACTTGTTTCCGCTGCGTCCAGTACGACCTTCTTCAAAAACGCATTCTTCAAATTGAAACCACATATATGTTTCCTATATAGGATTGTTTATTTTTCTGTCAAGTACTTATCCAAGTCTTGGAACACAATATCAAAATCTTTTTCTTTCACAGCCTTAGTAGTACCGTACGTATACCCTACTTCTGCATCACCAACAAAAGGAACGACTGTGTCCCAGTTGAAATAAGTCTTAGCGAATTGCGATATACGCGAAAAGAATTTTACACCTTCACGAACAACAGTTTCAACTTCTTCCTTTGGACAATCAAGCACCATGCTATCATGTACCTGCAGAACAAGTTTTGTCTTCATCTTATTTTGCTTAAGCCACTTAGCAAATTCAATCATGAGTACGTACATGATATCAGAAGATGAAGATTGAACAGGGAAGTTATAGATTTGCTTTGTATCCCACTCTTCGTATCCTTCTCTGTTCATGAGCTTATCAAATGACAACAGTCTACCTGATGGATTACGAAGGAAACCCTGCGCTGTAACTGTAGCAATGTTTCTTTCTTGCCACGCTTTCAGACCTTGGTACTTTGCATAGAATGCTTTAACAATAGACTCCCACTTCTTCAGGCTGAAGTGAGGCATACGTTGGTCTTTGTAGAACGCATAAGGTCCACCACCGTACAGAAGTCTGAAACCAAATACCTTTGCTGTTGTACGAAGAGCTTTGAACTCCGCTGAGTCTTCAGGATACTTGTCAGCTCCGAAGAATTTCTTTGCGTTGTCTGCATGAATGTCCAAGTTGGTATACAACTCATGCAACATCACAGGATCTCTGCTTAGTTCTGCTGCCATTCGCCATTCAATTTGACCAAGGTCAAGGTTGACTATGTATCCTTGACATGACTCGAATAGTTTTTTGACTGGGGAGGTACCACTTCTGGGCAAGTTCTGCCCATTAGGGTTAGAGGAGGACAGTCTACCAGTGTGAGTAACTGTCTGATTGAAGGAGGGATGTATGCGGGTGTCAACTCCTACAACATTAACAAGACCTGTATCGTCTTTGGTTCCAAGCAAAGAACTCAGAACCTTTGATAACTTACGCTGAGTCTTAAGAATGTCAAGGAATTGTTTTGCTTTTTCATCATGTCCAACAAGAAGATCAAGTGTGTTCTTTCCAGTACTTAGATTACCTGTTTTGTGGTTAATGGCCACAGACGAATCAAATCCTAAGCCTTCAAAAGTTACAGGAACTTTACACTTACGAGATCGTTCTTTAACGGTACCATCTTTAAGTGTGACTGTGTATGTTTCACGACCGTCAACATTCCAAGTACCACCGAACATGACTGCTTTAAGTTGAGCAGGACTCTTTGGATTAAACTCTATGCCAGCAAGTTCAACTAACTTTTTGTCAAGCTCTTCGAACTTCTCTTGCTCTTCTGCTACATACTTCAGTGCTTCGTCCTTGTTGAACTTAACACCGGAGACTTCTACATCTGAAAGGACCTGGCTTATCTGGAAACTTATGTCCGCAATCTCAGACAACCCGTACTCTTTAATAAGAGGCATCTGTTTCTTGAACAATTCATGAGTAAGATGCACATCTTGTTTAAGGTACAGTTCATGTATGTTTAACGGAATTTCATCCGTTTCATATCCAGCATCCCAATACATCTTCATCGCATCTAGCTTACGTCCAAGTCCGTAGCGTTCACATGATGCGTTCAAGCTGTATTCAACTTTACGTTGTCCATTGAGTAGGTACTCAGCTATTTGAGTGCACCAAAGCTTCTTGTCACCTACATTGAACCCAGTCCATTTCAGCCAGTTAATATCAAACTTGATGTTATGTCCTACCAAGTAGTCAACCTTATCTAATTCTTCTTGGATCTCCTTAATGAGTTCTTCATGTGGCTTATCATTAGGATTAAAGAACCAGACTGTTGACGTACCATCCATTCGTTCAATGCCTACGCTGCTCAGAAAAGCTCCCTCATGCCAAGGGCAATGGTGAGGAATCTTAGAGCACTCAATGTCAAGTACGCAGTATGTCAACATAGCGTGCTATATTACTTAGAAGCTTTTACACTCTGTACAGAACGAGTCTCCTCAGGTTCAGAAGAAGGAGTTTCAGCGGTGACGATGCGGTCAACAAGATAGTTCAGCCGATCAATCGGGGTCATCTTAGCAAGGTCAACCTTCAGAGTTTCAGAAGCCTTAGCAATAGCATTCTCAAACGGAATATCAATAGCACGGATTTCTTCAGAAATAAACTGAGACATACTTATGTCCTTTTAAGAAAGCAGATTAGCAAATACGCTTTCAGCTTTCTTAGTTGTGTTAGATGTTATTGGAGAGAACGATGCTGCCTTGTCAGAGTATATTGCACACTGACTGTTAAACACAACTTCATGTTTACCATGAACACCATCATTCATCTTGTTCTTACACACACTGATGTAACGAATGTCACTAACTCCATTGTCTGCAACATCATGTGTTTTGCCTATGCCTATTGCATAATCAAGTTCACCAGGCTTACCCACTTTGGAATTGTCCATGTGAGTTGTGTCCAAGAACTTAATTCCTTCAGCACCTGCAGCTGCTTGACCAACAGTTATGATGTCACAGTCATATGCTTTAGCAAGTTCACGAAACTTATTGTAGAGCATCTTAAGTCTATCAACAAGTGACAATTCTTTTTCACCAGCGAAATGTACCTTGTCTCCTTGGTCAACAACAACTAGTCTGACATTGTATTCTTTCAGAAGCTGCTCAATATCTTCTATTGTTATGACTGCTTCATCAAAGATCTTAATCTTACGTCCACCAAGTTTCTCAAATTCTTCTTCAGCATCTTTTGGATACGTCAGAAGTTGAGACTTTGAACATTGAAGTACAGCTTGGTACAGACGAAGTTGTACACGTGAACCTTTCTCTTCATTGTTGCACCACAAAATGATTTCATCATCTTTAAGTTGCTGTGCAAAGTTAGTTATTTCAGAGACAAGAAAAGAAGTCTTGCCAGTGTCTACTCTTGCAAACACATGTCCAAGGCTTCCTCCTCTAAGTTCACCTATGTTATCATTAAGACAAGTCAGACGCCATCGTAACCCTGGAACCTTAACTTCTTGCATCAGTAAGTCATCAAGATTGCTGTTCACAAAGAGAGCTTTGTCATCTTTGTTCAGCTTAACTTTAACATCTTCAAATTGATTGATGATGTCTTGTACTTCTTCAAGTACATTAAAGTTCTCACCATCTAAAACTTCAGTGAGTTTATAAACGATGTCACTTGCAAAATACCGTTCAAGAAAGTGGTTAAGATTCTCTTCAAGAACTTTGTCTTCAATCTTTGTTGACCCTAACTTCTCAAGATATGCTTGGTAACTGGTACGTTTCTTAAGCAAAGGATGTTTTACTGCAAAGAAAACTAACAACTCTTCTACAGTTAAAGACATCCGTTCAGGAAAGTCCTTGTAATATTCCTTGATAGTCTTAAGAAAGTTCTTTGTCTCAAGTTCAAGACTTAACTTTGAAACATACTTATAATATTTATCAAAGTTGTTCTTGTCAAGAAGAAAAAGTACTAAACTTGTTTCTTCAATATTTGACGTCATAAATTTATGAAGAGTTAAAATCTTATGTCTTAGTCACAATACGAGTGACTCCTACATAAGTATGTCTTGAAACATAGATGTCAAGGTCCAACTAGTACCTATGGTACGCATACTTTGACTTCTATATATCTACCTATTTGGCCAACCCTTTGGCCAATCCTTTGTCTTAACTGTTGGCCAATTATTTGGCCAAAGCTTTGGCCACAGGACTACCAGTCTAATGGATCCTATGGATTAGTTATTAATCAAATTTTGTCAAGGGGCCAAAGTTTTTACGCTGCAAGCGCGTAGGTTTCCTCCCGCATAATATCGATTCGAATATTGTCAAGCATCCTTGCGATGGACATCGGAGAGATCGAAACATCAATGTGCTTGCTGTTGCAGAAGGGACAAGTCTTCTCACCGCTGAAGACGATCTGGCCACAAGATTCACAAGAACCGTAGCCACTGTGATCAACGTGTATGATTTCGTGATCTTCCATCTCAGTCATGGCGTAATCAGGACTAGTGTTGATGGTGTTCAGGTTCATGACCTTCAGCTTGGAGTCAGAAAAAATCTTGGGGAAATCAATGACGGTGCACATAATTACACCTCCGCAATTTTAAGCAGTGCACAGCTGCTGCAATCTCCAGTAAATCTTTCGAATGTTCGCAGCTGCTTGCAGTATGTTCCAGAAAATCTTCTGGAGAAGAGTTGCAATTTTAAGAGTTTGTCCTGTCAATCGTACAGATTTGATCCACATAAGAACTTTGTTCATGTTTGTGTCCTCACTTTAGGATGTGTTGAATTTGTTCATAGGTATATTCCTTTGGGTCTTTGTTGGGAAGAACAATAGGAGTTGCCCTTATGCCTACAGCACTAAGCTGCTTTGCATACTTGCAACTCTCTT